ATGGACGCACAAAAAACGGCTAATCCGCTGAGACAAGTACTTAAGATTAGTAAGAGAAGGAGAATAAAAATGAATCCATTAATTCAAAGTTTGACAGAAGGTCAACTTCGTTCTGATATCCCTGAGTTCCGTGCTGGTGATACTGTACGTGTTCACGCTAAAGTTGTTGAAGGTACTCGCGAACGTATTCAGATCTTTGAAGGTGTTGTTATCTCACGTAAAGGTCAAGGAATCTCAGAAATGTACACAGTACGTAAAATTTCTGGTGGTATCGGTGTAGAGCGTACATTCCCAATTCACACTCCTCGTGTTGATAAAATCGAAGTTGTTCGTTATGGTAAAGTACGTCGTGCTAAACTTTACTACTTACGCGCATTGCAAGGTAAAGCTGCACGTATTAAAGAAATCCGTCGTTAATTTTGATGATCAGATTTTAAAAATGCTTGGTTGTTTGAGGATAGTAACTATGTTTTAAAACTGGACAACCAAGACGTAAAAAATCTGCCTGTGGGCAGTTTTTTTACTAGGTCCCCTTAGTTCAATGGATATAACAACTCCCTCCTAAGGAGTAATTGCTGGTTCGATTCCGGCAGGGGACATGTAAATAACGTCAAAAGCCTTTGTATTAAAGGCTTTTTGTTTTATTCCGGTTTTAAAAAGGGCACAAAAGGGGCAGTTTGTTTATTTATAATTTCTTTCATATTTACAGTTGTGTGACTGTAAATAGATAATGTTGTTTTTGGATCGCTGTGACCAACTCTATCCATTATCGCATTTAGCGGTATCCCTTTTTCTGCTAAAAATGATATATGCGAGTGTCTAAATAAGTGCGTGTGATAATCTCCGTAAATTTTCAATCGCTTATTGATGTACGCGTTTAAAATCGGTACACCGTTCGAATTTGGAAAGACGAATGAACTTGTCTTTTTCTGTCTATTGACGATATCTAAAATATTATCTGATACAGATATTTTGCGTGTTGATTTTTTGGTCTTGGTCGTAGTAATTTCTCGTGTGTTAAAATCGTAAGTTGCATTAATCAGAATTTCTTTATTTTCAAAATCTATTTTGTCGTAAGTCAGACAAGCTAATTCTCCATACCGTACACCCGTCAAAAACATGAATAAAACGATGTCTGCGAGCGTTTGTTCGTCATTGTCTATCATTCTATTGCACAGGTCGTAAACCTCGTTAGATGTTAAATAAAGCACCTTTTCAGGCTTGTAATCATCCTTTGGTTTGGGAACTAAGACGTTCTCCGTCGGATTACTTGTCATATAGTCCATTTGTATCGCATAAGAAAATATGGCATGCAATCTCTTTCTACATTTATGCGTAACATGATACGAATTGTGTTTTAATAGTTTATCAATGATTAGTCTAATATCACGTTTAGTCAACTTGTTGATAATTGTATCATCTGGTAACACGGTTGCTATATGACTGTCAGATACTAAATAACCACGTTTTGTGGAGTCTTTGACGGTCGGTATCCATTGCTTTAGATATTCCTTTTTAAGTTCTCCGTAAGTCATTTCTGAGTGATTTCTGATAGCGAGCCTATCTTCAATCTTTTCCTGCAATATTAAACCAGCTTTTTTCTGAGCTTGACTAGAATTTTTATCTAGTGTCACAGATACTTTTTTGTACTTATTTGTTAGAGGGTCAGTATATCTTTCGATATATTTAAATTTCCCGTTGGCTAGCTCCTCTATCCACATTGTTTTATACCTCATTTTCTGTTAAAATAGGTATGGTAAAAACCCCTCCCAAAAAGCAGGTTTTTACTATACTAGAATTTGCCTCACGCTCTCCTTGGCCAAAATTTGAGCGTGGGGCTTTTTTTATTTGTCTTCATCAAATTCTAAATCTAATTCAATTATACCGTCTTCTCTAGATGTCATAACATTAAATTTCTCTTTGAAATCTTTCCAGTTAGATGAAATTCTCATAATCCCAAGAACTTTATAAATTTGAGCGTTTAAATCAGGATGTCCTATATCTGGTGTTAAAGTTTGGAAAAATCTAGCTTTATATTGACCTTTCTTTGTTTTTGGAGTTCTTCTTTTTAATTCTTCTAACACTCCATCAGGCAGTCTTTTATAAATCAATTCGTTTGTCCATTTACCAACAACACCTGGACGCCTTTTAATTGATTGAACATCGTAGCTCCACCCGTTCAATCTAAAAATTTCCATATAAAAATCATCTGGAAACATCTTTTGCCATTTTAGTAATTCTTCACTAATATATGCTTTAAATATTTTTTGAAGCTCAAAACGTTCTCTCTCATATTGATAACCAGTAGCTTCATCTACTAAAGCAGTAACACCAACTTTCGCAAGTGAGCGAACTAACATTTCCGCTTTTTGTGCAGTTCTCATCTGAGCTTCTGATTTGATAGCTCCAATTTCTCTAGCTTTTAAATATAAATCTGATACTAGCGGTAAAATGTTAGCATCAAAACCTAATTGAATCCTACCATTTAAATCCCTATATTCAATTTTGTTGATCACACCCCTTAAATCCTTTGATATCAATGGTTGAAGGTTTTTTGCATCCATAAAAGTAGGTATTCCGATCACACGGGTATTGCCTCTACTAGGTCTGTCCAATGCTTTAAAAACACCAGCTTGGGTGATGATTCGCTGACCGTTATTTAAAACTGCTACATCAATAGTTGTATTATCTAAGACTAATTTACCCTCGTGAGTTGCATGTAAAACTTCATTTTCCATATTTTCTCCTAAACTCATTGACAACCATAGCTTCGTTCGCTATTGTTTTTAATTTGTAAACTTTCATAAATCTGTAAACGTTAAAGTCTTTAACGTCGTCTAACGTGGTTCAGATATTACACATAGTTATTAATTTTCCTATTTACGTTTCGACTGGGGTAAAATGGCACGTTATACAAAATGACGTTTAAATAATTTATGGCTTTCAATGTTCTGATCAACATCTTTCTCATCCCAAATTTGCAACTCCCAAGGATAGTAGTGATTGCTCTTATTCTTGAAATAAACGTGTATTCCTGTGTAATTATCTTTATCTCGTAAATACCAGTTTTTTAAGTCAAACTTATCTTTCCATTCATCAAGTTGTTCCATCACTTGTGAAATATCCTCAGAAGATAAAATGATACGAGCGCCAAAAATGTCATTGAGAATAGAATTCACAGGATAACCATCTTGTCTTTTGGAAAAACGTTCAATTTTGTCTAAGATACTTTCCGATGTTTTTACGCGATAGACATAAGGAATATCCTTAACATCAGCTTTCATCAAGTAATCATTGATAGATTCGTGTAAATTCAAGCGGTAATCTAAAATCGCTTGAACAGGTACTTTTGAAAAGGTATGTTTTAGATTAATCTTTTCAACTTTCCCAGTTTCAAAATAATCTTGCGAATAAACAAGGTGTATTCTATTAATTTCCGAGATTAAGCGTTCAACTTTTTCCAGCATATTAACTCTCCCTATAAATATCTACGACTTCTCCTATCGTGCGGATGTTGTCGTTCTCTGAAAGATAGATTTCCTCATAGCTTTTATTTAAACTTTGCAAGTACCAAGCGCCGTCATAATCACGTTTGAGTTTTTTTACAAAGTTTTTTCCATTGACTTGGAATATCCCTATATCATTCATATCGACTTGACTAGATACCTTGATGAACAGTAAATCGTTGTCTTGAATAAGTGGTTCCATTGAATTACCAGCTACTTTCGCAATAGTATCATACTTATCGGGGACATCATCAGCCCGTAGTTTAACTTCCATATGTAAATTGTCTTCTTGGTATGCCCCCAGACCAGCAGCAACTAACCCCTCAACGTAGTCAGTGATATAATTTTCTGTCTCCTCAACTTTTCTATCGAACATAGAAATAACATTATTTTGTTCTTCTAATTGTTCGTTAGCGAAGCTAAGGACTTTTTCTTGTCTAGGTTGTTCTAATTGAGAAGAAGTAGAAGTGATTTTTTGTAGGGTAGAGGAAGTTAGATTTTTTTCAGTTTTCGTTTCATTTAACGCGACTATCTGATTTTCGTCTAGCGAATTTAATAAATCATCAAAAGAGATGCCAATTGTGTCAGAAACTTTCTTTATAATCGGAATAGATGGGATGATTTCTTTTCCGTTACGAGGATCTCTGTTTTTTTCAAGAATAGAAACGTAAGCTTTGCTGATGCCTGATTCTTTAGCGAATTCAGCCATGCTCAGATTATTGGTATCTCGATACTTTTTTATATATTTTCCTAGATGCATATCGAATTCCTTTCAATATAATGTCTAACATTTTAAACATATTATACAGTACAAAAAAATTTTTTTCAAGTTTTTTGTCCAACATACTTGACAACCATATGTCTAACATGTTAGACTATAATCAAGCTTAAGTAATTAAGCAAAACGAAAGGAGGTACAGCTAATGAAATCTAGGCTAAACAAAAAGCCTAAACACAAAGAACTAGAAGTCGAAATCAATATTCTTTGGTTTAAGCTCAAAATCAAATATCTGATTACATGGTAATCGGATAGGGGGTGAAATTCCCCCACCCCTAATGGGGTAAGTTTAGTTTAGCACATTGGCTGTATCTCTGCAAGAATGAAAGGAGAGCAGATGGAAGAAAATAACATTTATAATTTTCATGCAGTACTTGGAATTATGCTACGTAATATTCAAGAAGATTACATGGAAATAAAAAACCCTCTAGCAAGGTGTGAGCTTGCTAAAGGATACTTTGAGATTGGTAGATATCTTTACGACGAAGGTGTATTACCTTCCGAATACCTTGGTGAGAGCATCTCTAGACATCTTAGCTGATTCCTTTTCGGCTTCAATAAAAGGTAAATTATGTTTCTTAATAGCTTCCATAGAGTCTTCGTAAAGTTTGATTTTATCTTCGATAGACAAAGTAGGGCTAGAAGAAGCGACAATAGCGAGAGCTAAATCTTTTGAATTAGAAATTTTCATTAGCTTATCCTCCTTTCTGCTAGGATAAGTTGATTATAACATTTTTAGGAGGTACAAAATGAATTGGAAAAAACTAATGTTTGGCGATCTAGAACACACGTTTACTAGTCGTAATGGCAAAGAAAAAACAAGTATTGAATTTGAAGGTGGCGTATTGCCAGCACTGTTAGTGCTAGGTGGTATCACTTGGCTGATCGCTTGGTTTATTACAAAATAAAAACTCCCAAGTGGGAGTGGAAAGGAGAGGGGTCAGAAAAATGATTAATCTTGAAGAAAAAGTTCAAAAAATAGAACAGAACGAAGAAGAAAATACAACCTCAATCTCATTCTTAAGAGGTTATATCAAAGGCCTTGAGGAGCGAATTAGTCGTTTAGAGCGTTCGAAGGGCTGTTAAAGGCATTAGGGTATTTTGTTTGTAACTCAAAAATCTTTTCTAACTTTTCTGGCTCTTGAAAAGCCATCATAATTAAGTCTTCCTGAGTCATTGGTCTTTTTTGAGTAGAATTATTTTCTATTTTATCAGATAAATTTTCAATTGCATCATAGATGTTGTTAATTGAAGTTTTTAATTGGATAATATCTTGCACTGAAGCACTTTGGTCGTTTGGTTCATGGATTATAGAAAAATCAATGTTTTCTTCTGTTTTTTGAATTCGTCTAATTGTTTCTTGGACAGAATCAAGCACAACCTTACTTTCAGAGTTTTTGAGATCGTAATGAATGGTATTTATAGTTCTAATATCAAAAGGGATATCTTCATCAGTCTTTTGTCTAAGGAAAATAGTAGGTAAGTTCAACGCTTTTCTAAACCCAAGTTCTAAAAAGACATTCGGGTTATTTCCTGTTATATCAACAATTACCAAGTCTGCTGTGGATAAAGCATCAAATATTTTATCGTCAATCCTATCTGAATGATACAGTTCGTCAGCTCTGGTCACTTGATACTTTTCGATCAATGCAGGTTTAATTATATAATTTAAAACACTGTCTGAGTGGTTCCGAATTTCGCTACTTTCCTCACCGATAGCAGATACTACGAAACAAGATTTTTTACTCATAATAATACCTCACAATTTTTATTTAAATTATACCACAGAAAGAAGGTGGAATAGATGCGCCCCAAAAAATATCCGTATAGCCAAAAAAACTATCCAGCGCCGAAGCTTCATAACATCATTGAAACCGATAATCATTTCTTGATAGATGATAAAAGGATTCATTATGTTATTGAAGATTCTGTAAAGACAAAAACCCTTGGCGATGGCTATGTTGAAGTAACACTTTCCATAATTGCCAAGAGTTTTACAAAATCACAAGGTTAGTTTGGCGATAGTCCTTGTGATAGAAGTTGGTGTAAGAGGGATACCTTCTTCTTTAAGGATATTCTTTAAACGGCTCGAAAAATTATTATCTTTAAGACTTTGAAGATATAAGTAACCAGTTGTTGTTACGCCATCGAAAAAATAGAAAGTAATATCTTTTGTTGGGCGACGTTTTCCTTTTATCAAGCAATCATCAAGTAAATTATCAATTACTTCTAAAGTGCCTGATATTACAATGTTTTTATCTAAGTCTTTAGAGAATTTTACAAATTCACTGTTAAGACTTAGATTATCAAATAAGCTATAAGCGTCGTCTGGTTTGGTTTCCACAAAGGTTTCCAAGACAATTGTATAAAGTTTGAAATAGTCAAACATCACATTCACCTCCTTTCTGCTCACATTATAGCAGATTAGAGGTACTAAAAACAGATAGAAAGGGGGTGGGGGAATGCAACAATTTAATCTAAAACAACTACGAGAGAAAAAAGGATTTACTCAAAATGAATTAGCTGATAAAGCTAACGTTAGTCGTTCGCTCGTGGTTGGTTTAGAAACAGGTTCATATTCAGAGACATCTACAGCATCTCTGAAGAAATTGGCGAAAGCTTTGGACGTAAAGATTAAGGATTTATTTTTTTAACCAATTGTCTAACATGATAGACAAAATATTTGTTAATAAAACTAACAAACCGCTAGAAAGGACAATATGAATGAATTAACATTATCGGATAATCTAGCTCAGATTGAGCTTGATTTAAGACAAGAAAACGAACAGATTGGAAAGTCTATTTGGAAAATAGGTTGCATGTTAAAACATGTTAAAGAAAATGATTTGGCTCATGGTCAATTTATGGATTGGTACCAAAATATTGGGTACAACAAGAATTTCGTTAGCAAGGCAATAACGATAGCTGACAAACTTTCAAATTTCCCAGCGTTGGGAAATATTGGAACAGAAGCCCTCTACCTCATCGCCACTCTACCAGATGACCAAAAGCAAGAACAGATTGAACGGATTGAAAGTGGTGACAATCCAACTGTTCGAGAATTGCAAGAAATCAAGCGAGAAAACAACCGCTTAAAATCAGAAAATGCCCGTTTAGAGCAACAAAAAGAGAATTTAGCCGAACAAGCCTTGAGTGCTAAAGTCGTTGAAAAAGAAGTCGTAATCGAAAAAGTTCCAGATGATTATGAATCTACAAAGCAACTTAACCGGACTTTACTAGATAAAAATAAAGAGCTTTCCACAACACTTGAAGAAGCTGAATGGGAGCTAGATAGTAAAAAGCTTGAGTTATCGACAATAAAGCTTGAGTCACAACGAGCTATTGAAGTAACAAACCAGATTCGTCACCTCGAGGGCAAAAAAGAAAAACTTGAGAACCTTGTTACTTCGATAAGTGAGCTGTCCTCAATCATTAGTGACGTGCAAAACTTCTTCGATACGAAAATGGCGCCACTTCGTTTTAAGCCAATTATCAACAATGTCAATGCACATTATTCAGTTACGGAAGTAACCAAGATGGTTAACACAGTCCAGTCTTGGTGTGATGAAATGTACAAAATCATTCCATCCGGGAATAGAAAAATTATAGAAGAGGTAATAATCAATGAGTAAAGAATTATCAAAAATGAACGAAAAAGACGCTCTTGAAGTCGTCAAAGGAATGACGCTTGAAGATATGATGATTGAGGTTTTATCTTCTCAAAAGCAAGTAAAAGCTTCCCAAGAAGCCATTAAAAAAGATGTTGAAGAAGTTCGGTCTTTAGCAATTGAAATTGATAAAAAAGTCCACATCGACGATGTAGAAGCTAGTGAAATCAAAAGTATTATCAGCAAACAAGCTTATGGTTTTGCTAAAGAATATTTTGACGCATCAGGTAAAATCGCTAGTCAAAACCTATTTGCATCTAAAAAAGGTCAGTTCATCCGTTTGCAACATTCACGATTGAAACATCATTTCAATGTGACGAAGTACACTCATATCAAACATACAGAAGCAGAAAAAGCGTTCTCTTATTTAAAATCACTAACATTTGACAGTTTCTCATTGTTTGAAATTCGTGAAACACCAAAACAAAAAGAAATTATCGCTTTAGAAAAAGGCGATGTAGCTTAGAAAGGAGAAGGGATGGAAGAAATTTTAAGCCATAATGAAATGGAGTTGATGAGTTCTATTTCAGGGCTTCAAAAGTCAATATTCATACAAACAGAGCACTTATCTGAGCAACTAACGAAAAAACTTCATCATCTAGAAGACTACAATAGCCCAATTGATGATGAAGCGATTAGATTAGCTGAGGTGACAGCAGAATTTTACAAGTTGCTAATCAAGTCTCCTAGTATTAGTGCAGTTGTCAAGGAGATTGTGAGCGAGGGACATAAGTGTTAATGCGGTAATTGCATCGTTGATACTATCTGGATTGTAATACTTGAGTTTATGGGCTTTTGAATTGCGATAAAGGTGAGCAATTGTGAGCAATAGATTTTTCAATCCTTTGTACTCGCTCTGCTCGTTAAGCGTTTGTAGTTTGTTACCGTTTATGATAACGATAGGTTCTTTGAGTTTGAAGCATTGATCTATCAGACTAGCTGAGTCCATTGATGAGCCTGTTAGTAGACGAATACGGTGGAAAATCCCTTTACTTGCTTCAAAGACGGCATGGAAATAGTTTTCTTGTAAGAGTTCTTGGGTACAAAATCTTAAAACTTGAGAATGGATTTTTAGTTCTCTCAGTCTACTATCAAGTGTTTCAAAACGCTTTTTCTGCTTCTGTATGTTTTTGAGATAGTTGTACCAATTATTCGTCCGTTATCTGATATAGTCAATCCTTTCAGAGAAAGGGGAATGTTGAGTGCAGTTTTTAAATGTTCAAAAACCGAAGCTTCATTGATATACCTCAAAGGGTTACAGACGTATTCAATCACAAGTTTTATATTATCTGTATTCTGTGTCCTATTTAATATATCAGACATGAGATTGTGCACCCGTTTGTGCTTGTTAAACCCAGAATTTTGGTCGTTTTGAGGATAACCTAAAACTTCGCCCATTCGTGTTATTTCAGAATGAGAAACATAGTCAGATAGTATTTTACTGATTGCGTCTATAAATTGTGTATCAATGTCTAACATAAGTAAACCTCGTTTTTATTAAAAATTATACCACAGAAAGGAGAACCATATGAGACCAAAACAATATCCGTATAGCGGAAATAAAAAAGAATCTATTGCGGTAACAGTAGATTCCAAAACGCTAGCCGAGAAACTAGAGATTACTGACCAATCGAATATTTCCCAAGCGAAACACCGATTATTTGGTCTGTAAACAAGTAGACAAACGGCATTTTGAATTCTTGATGTGAAGATGAAATCAAGGTCACATCAACTAAGACAATCACATCAGAATCAGATGAAGTTTGTTCAGTATCTGAAATTTGATGTAATTTGTCACTGATTGCATAAACTGTGTGATACTTTTCGTTTTTTTCTTTTGGTATAAAATTTCCGACATAAGTACCAGCAGCAGTTGAAATTATAATTTGTTTGTCTGCATCCTCAGTCAACATATACATCAGACCTAGAAGGTCTTGTTTAACATTTTTATCCATAGCGTTATCCTCCTTTCCATAATTTTTGAATACAACGGTGAGAGGTCATATTCAAATAAATTATATCAGAAAGGAACGAAAGACACAACATATTGTTATATAAATAAAATTTGAACACAATATGTTGATTTTTGGAGAAATATTATGTGGGAAAAAATCAATAAAATAATGCTTGAGAGAAATCTCAATATGAATAAATTAGCAAAACTAACAGGGATTAACAAAAGCCACTTTAGTGATTTAAAAAGTGGGAGAATTAAACATCTGTCATGGCCGAACATGGTCAAGTTATCTACAGGACTAGGTATCAGCTTAGATGAATTTAAATAAAACAAAAAACGACTGCGGGAACAGTCGCTAACTAACTTAATTTACTTAATTATATCACAGAAAGGAAACAATATGCTAGCAAAACTTAAAAGCGGTATCGAAGTACCTTACGAAGAGCTTTGGCTTAATGATAACGACTTATCCGAATTTATTGGAAAGTCATTTGACCAAACGCAGCGATTACTAAGAAAGATGTACAAAGACAGAAATTATCGCAAATACATTGACAAGGTTGGCGGTCGTTCAACAAAAGTTAAAAAATTTGAAGAATGGAGAAAATTACAAAATGAAAAACTTATTTAACTTTATTTTTGCAAAACCAAAAAAACAGGAAGAAAAACAAAAATGGGCAATCGAAACACATGGCTGGGAAGCTAATGCACGACGTTACGACAATATGATTGAACGTAATAATAGAGGGCGTACATGTTAAAAGAAAATTTTTTTGAAAGCGATGAATGATGCATATTGAAGAAGTAAAAAACAACCAATTTTATCAGTTTCCGCAGTGGTTGTTAAAAGAGCCATATAACGTTCTGAGCGATAAAGCAAAATTAATTTATATGTTGTTGTTTGATCGCAGAACACTATCTGTGGAAAATAAGTGGTTTGATGATGACGGTAAGGTTTATATGTACTTTACAAACGAGCAATTTATGGAACTACTTAAATGCTCAGAAAAAACAATCATAAAATCTAAAAAAGAACTGTCTAATTTCGGCTTATTAAACGAGGTCAGACAGGGTATAAACAAACCCAACCGCTTATATATCAATGGAACTGTAAAAGTTACAGGTCAAGACCTGAATAATTTACAGGGAATCAATACTAATAATATCAATACTAATATATCAATACTAAATAACCAAAACTTAGTGCCTTCTAATCAGACAACTACTAACTATATATATAGTATAGCGGAACAAGAATTTGGTCGGTTGTTGTCTCCTATGGAAATTGAAACTATTCGTACGATGATTAAAGAAAATAATCATGACTTAATTAAGGAAGCTATCAAAAGAACTAAGCTTCAAGGAAAAACTAATCTTAACTATGTTAGAGGTATTTTACGTAACTGGAGAGATGACAACATCACGACAATTGAGCAAATAGAAGCTAAAGAGAAATCTAGGAAATCTAAGCAAGAAGAGGTAAGTGAGTATGATACTTGGTGATGAGAATGCGCTTGATAAAATCGCTTTGTCCTATCAAAAAAATACCAAAAAAGAAGAGACAATTTGTGACAAGCATGACTGTAGCTATATCACAATCCTTAAAACTGGTTTGACAGTTTGCCCTAAATGCCACAAAGAAGATTTGGAAAATCAAAACGATTTACACGTTCAAAAACAATATGAGAGAGAACTCGAAAACAAACGGCTGTACTATCTAAAAAGGTTATCAATCATGGATAGCGAACTGGAAAACGCATCGTTTGATAATTTTAGAACTGACACAATCAAACATAAAGAAGTGCTTGTTTGGGCTAAAACAATGGCTAACGATTGGTTTAAAGGAGGTCAGGGTAACATTATCATGACTGGTAAAGCTGGACGAGGCAAAAGTCATCTAGCTTACAGCATTATCAGAGGACTGTCAGATAAGACGAAGAAGCTAGGACTACTTGTAAACGTTACTGATTTGTTATCAGAAATAAAGCGAGACTTTAGTAAAGAGGCGTTTTGGTTGGACAAATTAAAAGAGGTTGATTATCTAGTTTTGGACGATTTAGGTGCTGAAAAGGTTAGCGATTGGTCGACAAGTATTATATATAGCTTACTTAACAAGCGTACAAATACAATCATCACGACAAATCTTACACCAGCTGAAATTAGACAGACGTATGGAGAAAGAATTGCATCACGTATACGAAAAGGTTGTGATAAAAGCCATATCATGGAATTTGAAGGAATGGAAGACGAAAGAATGAAATTATGGAACTAACATTAACAACATTTTTCGGCTTGTCAGAAGAGCATGCAGCAAGAATCATGGCTCTAGATGAAACTAGTCGAAATAAAAAAATTGAAGAGTATAGACAGTTGAGAATACTAAAAGGGAGGATTGACTTTGGAAAATAGACCAGATTTAAAATTAGTAGCTGAATTAGAAAATAGGATTAAAGACTTAAAAATTGAAAATGAAATCTTAAAGTCTAAAAACATTGATTTGTCTGAAGATGTTAAACATTTAAAATATAAATGCTTCGAAAAAGATAGTTCTATAGTGGATATTATGGTTAATAATAACAACCTAAGAAAAGAAAACAATGAGTTGCGAGAAATGTTTGACTTTATCAAAGATAGACTAGAGAAATTCGTAGGTAGCTCGTATGGTAGAAATTAGGATTAATGGCGAACTTGTAACGTTTGACGGTAATTTTAGGGATGCTTTTATATTTACAATTGACTATTTACGAGACAGCGAAGAGCCTACGCTAAGGCAGACTTACAACGAATTTAAAGACTATACAGACGAAGACTTGATGGAATACATCGAAATGGAATTTGATGTAAAACCTGAATTAATCGTCAATCGGAGACTTGATAGCAGATGGTCTTTTAAATCGCACATCTTGGAAGATTAAATATGAGCGAAGAGTTATACGAGTCTACTCGTTATTGGCAAAGCAGATACAGCGAGTTGATGACTGATTATTTACAAGAAGCGGAAGAAAACATAGAGCTTAAAAAACAGTTGAAACGCTTGAAAGCTGAAAACTGGCAATTAAAGCATAGAAAGAGGAAGTAAATGAGTAATGAACTAACGCAAAAACAAGTGACTTCAAACGTTGCGACACGAATCAATCAAATGAAAGATTCTGATGGGTTGATGATTGCACCAAAATACAGCGTAAGCAATGCACTTAGCTCGGCGTATTATGCTTTAAAAAATGGGAACCTGTTAAATAAAGACCAAGATAGCATTTATAATGCGCTGCTCGATATGGTAACCCAAGGTCTTAGCCCTGCTAAAAACCAATGTTACTTTGTGCCTTATGGAAACGCTGTTAAGTTGACGCGTTCGTACTTTGGCACTATGAAAGTTGTTAAGCAACTTCCTGAAGTGAAAGACATTTACGCAGAAGTAATTTACAAAGGCGATGAATTTAAAATCAAAAACGAAAATGGTCGCAAAGTGTTTGTTAGTCACGATACCGATTGGATGAATGCAGATAACGAAATTGTCGGAGCTTATTGCATTATCGAAAAAGAAGACAGTGAAAAGATTTTGACAGTTATGACCAAAAAAGAAATTGATAAGTCATGGTCAAAAGCAAAAACCAAAAATGTTCAAAATGACTTCCCGCAAGAAATGGCAAAACGAACAGTCATTAATCGAGCGGCTAAGCAATTCTTCAATACGAGCGATGACAATGATTTGTTTGTAGATGCTGTGAACCGAACAACAGAAAACGAGTATGACAATGACAGACAAGTAAAAGACATCACACCTCAAGAAAAAAATAGCCTAGATGACTTAATAGGTCATCAGAGTGAAAATAAGGATGCTCCTATCAATTTAAAAGACGTAACTGAAGATTTACATTCGGAGCCAGAAAAAACGCTCACAGACGAAAATAAGACGGTTTTAGAAGATACCTCTTATCCGGCAGATGAAATTCCGGATTTTGACCAAGAAACTGGTGAAATTAAAGCTAGCGAAGGTAATCTCTTTGATAATCTTGGAGACTTAATGCCATGACGAAGTTAGATTTGCTTGGAAAGGACTATTATAGCAATGAATCATCAATTAAGTACTGGTCTATTAGTCAGTACAAGCGTTTTAGAGAATGCGAAACGAGGGCGCTTGCTGAATTGCAAGGGGATTGGACAGATACCAGAGATAACACTGCGCTGCTCGTCGGGAACTATGTCCACTCTTACTTTGAGAGTAAAGAAGCTCATGAAGAATTCAAAGCCCAAAACGGCTCTGAAATGATTTCTAGCCGAGGAACAACCAAAGGCCAATTTAAAAAAAGCTTTTTAGTTGCAGAACAGATGATTGAAGCACTTAAAAGCGATAGTAATTTTATGGCTATCTACCAAGGAGAAAAGGAAGAAGCTATCACAGGATTTCTTGGTGAGGTTGAATTCAAAGGCAAGATAGACTGCCTGAATGTTGATCGCGGCTATTTTGTAGACATCAAAACAACAAAAGGGCCCATAGATGATAAAATTTGGAACGGTGAAGAGAGAGTTTTTTGGTTTGAAGCTTATGGGTATATCTTGCAGATGGCTGCTTACAAAACAATGCTTGAAGCTAAGTATAATAAACCTTTTGAGCCGATTATTTACGCAGTAACAAAAGAAACACCGACTGACACCAGAGCCATCAGAATACAAAATGTAGACGCTATGCAAAATGAATTAAATGAGTTAGCGCAAAACATTAAGCGACTAGACGCGGTAAAAAAAGGCACAGAACCACCAAAACCTTGCGGCCATTGCGAATATTGTAGGGCTAATCAATTAACACAAAGAGTAATGATTTTTTAACTAACATTGCAAAGTGAAGCTCGGCCTTTGCAGTAACTATATTTTCCGAGCGAGAAAGGAAATAGTCTGCTTATCGATTTTATCGATAATATGGAGAATTGCTACACTCGTCCTTGCCACAGCTCACACACATTTAATAGGGCGAGTGTGGATTTTTGAAAAATGGTTAAGAAACAAAGGATATATGCAATATATGACGACGACAAGTTTGTCGACGTTGGCACAAAAGAAGAGTTATCGGAACGGCTTGGTATCAAAAAAGCAACCATAGAACAGTACATGACTAAATCATATCAAGCGTTAGCTAGCTCAAAACGAATTGCATTATTGGTAGGGATTGAAGAGGAATATGACTTTTAAGACAGAATTTGAAATACCAATCGAACCAAAACCTCAAACTAGACCTAAGTTCAGCAAATTTGGTACGTACGAAGATCCAAAGATGAAGAGATGGCGAAAAGAGGTTTCTGGATGGATAGAAAAAAATTATGATGGACCGTTTTTCGATGATTGCATAAAGGTAGAGGTAACCTTTTACATGAAAGCCCCCAAAACGCTATCAAAAGAGCCTACACAACGTTCTAAAGGTAAAACAATACAAATATATCAGAACTTCGTGCGTGAGCTTATATGGCACGCTAAGAAGCCTGATATTGATAATCTGATTAAAGCTGTTTTTGATAGTATTTCCGATGCAGGTTACGACAGAATACAGAAATCAGGTATCGTTTGGTCAGATGACAATATCGTATGCGATTTAAGAGCAAAGAAAAAATACAGTCAGAATCCAAGAATAAAAGTGAGGATTGAAGAGATTGACAGATGAATTAATAAATAAATTTTACAAAATTTTCGACAATGGGATTGTAAGGTAAATTAAAAAGCTAGATGTAGATTGCAAAAAAGCTGAGTTAATAAGATGTAGCATTACAAATAACAGACGTCGAAAAACCTTGCCAAGACCATACGTTATCGAAGCGTTTAAAGATTATTTTGACGAAGATATTTATGTGCAGCTGTATCTTAAATCATACAGAGAGTATCACAATCCAAACAGCCACGAAACGGAGCTTTTTATAAAGTTAAACAAAAAGCACAGAGATACAAAGTTAGATCATTACAAGGAAGTTAAGCGATTGATGTATGCAGCAATGACTTTTTGAGGAGGTATAGTATGGCAGATAAAATACCTATTGAAGGTATAGATGATAGATTAAAAAATGGGAAGAATCATGCGGTAATAACTGGAGGAAAAGGTTTTAGAGAAAGGGAAGAAAACGATTTTTACGCAACGCCAGAAGGCGCGACAAGATTATTTTTAGATAACCATAAAATTGATGCTGAGACATTTTTAGAACCTGCATGTGGACAAGGGCATATATCGAAAGTATTAGAAGAATACTTCCATGGCACTGAAATAATTTCAACAGATTTAATTGACAGAGGTTTTGGTATTTCTGGGATTGATTTTTTAACCAATTGCTTTAAAAAAGTTGATGTAGTTATTACAAATCCACCATTTAAATTAGCTAAAGAATTCATTGAAAAATCATTAACAATTGCAAATAAACAAGTAATTATGTTTGCAAAAATTCAGTTCTTAGAAACAGAAACGAGAAAGCAGTTATCTAAAAATACGCCACTAAAATATGTTTATATACACTCTAAACGTGTATCGCCAATGAGAGGTGGGAATCCACTAGATGAAAACGGAAAACCTTGGTCTAGTGCGATGTGCTTCGCTTGGTTCGTTTGGGAAAAAGGATATGCCGGTGAGCCGGTGATCAGATTTTTATAAGTGAGGAAATACATGGATAAAATAAACGCAGAGAGTATGCAAGCTGCATACAACGAAAATTATCAAATGTTTTTGGCTAAAAATGCAGATTATGGGAACTCGTTTGAAAAGTCTTTGGATGACTTCGGATTTATTGCTGGTGTCGTCCGTATAAGCGATAAATATAACAGACTATATAATCTTATAAGCAGCGATAAAAACGTTTCAGAAAGCCTGTCAGACACGTTAAACGACATGGCTAATTATTGCACAATGTTGTCAATCTGGCTAGAGAAAACGGAGAATGCAAATGACACACGTAGTTAGGGTTTACGATCACATTGGCGGACGAGTGTTGCCTACTGTTTATAAAGACAAAGAGTTTAAGACTAAAGACGAAGCTATTGCTTATCGTGATAGCTTAATCGCTAAAAGTGATGCAGAGTATTTTTTGAGAGGTGAGTTATGATACCAAAATTTAGAGCGTGGTCAAAGAAATTCAAACGCATGTATGAGGTTACCCTTATTGATTACGAAAACGGTGATGTAGGATTAAAAGATGATCATGGGGGTGTTGCAATAGGCGACATTAAGCAACTTATACTCATGCAATCAACAGGAATGTTTGATAAAAATGGCGTTGAGATTTGGGAAGGGGATATAGTTTTAACAACACGTCTCATAGATTACACATATAAAAATTTTAAAGGTGTAGTAAAAATGTTAGAAGGTTGCTGGTTAATTGACACAGGAACTGATGCTGTCTATTTATGGTCAGAAATCGAAGAAAACGAAGTCATCGGAAACATATATCAAAACAGCGAATTACTAGAAAGCGTGGACAAATGAAAATTGATTTTGAAGACAAAATAAAAGGTGTTTATGGCTGGACAATAAAAGATGGAAAAGTAAACCCTCCAAAACACAATTTACCGAAAAGTGTTAAAGAAAGAGCTGATTATTTTTGGGAAATGACAGAGCATGGTTTAACTTTTCTTGGCGCATTGGACTATATTTTTATGGATGAAAAGCCGAAAGGTTATGATACTTTTGCAACTAAGGAGTGGCTAGAAAAAACCAAAGAATTTAACGAATGGTTTCATAATAGCCCTAACATGGCACAAGCTGAAATTGCAATTTACTTGCTTTATGGTAACAACAAATGAAACAAGAATATAGTTTTTATACACAGGAAATCATTTGTTTAGCTGTGTTCCTTCTGATATTTGGGGGTTTACTTGGTGGATTTATCATACAAAATTATTGTGATAGCTACTATCAACCGCAAATTGAAGGACTACAGAGACAGTTAGACAAATCGCACGAGCAGTTAGCTAAAAAGACTAAGTTGATTGCAGAACTAACGGGAAATGGGGGATAGAAATATGCCAAATTGGTGTGAAGGTGTTATAAAAATTAGAGGAACCAAATCAAATATCCTAAAGTACTTGAATGAAATCTTAGAAGTTCCTGTATCTAGCTATAGACTAGAAAAAGGACTAATTAAGTTTGATGATATAGATGAAGAAGGTTATAGCTTTGAAATTGAAGGTAGAGATGTTTTTTATTTAAAAGGCACTAAAAGAGCGTTTATTAATTCAAAAAAAATCAATTTTTGCTTGATAAGTCCCGAATGTGATAAAGGAGAAACACATATTGTTACAATTGGTAATTTCAAACAAGCGTGGGCTATTTTCCCTGAAGACTATTTAGAGTTATCGAAGAAATATGATGTTGACCTACATATTTTCAGTTTTGAGATGGGTATGGAGTTTACCCATGAAGTTGAGATTCATTCTGGTCAACTGATAAAAAATCGAGCTCTTGAGTATGAAGATTATACTTGGGAAGTGCCTTTTAGTGATTTAGGAGGGTAGCAAATGAATATTGAAGAAGCGAAGAAATTGATAGACAAACAGTCTATTGGTAAAGGTGGTGTCGGCGACATTCCAGTAGTGAAAACACATATTGTAAAAGTATTACTCGACCAACTCATTCAACCAAAACCAGAGTGCCACGGTTTGTGGCTGATTGGTACGAGAAGCATAAAGATAGCTTAGAGTGCGATTTATATTTATATCACATGTCGATATACGATGAAGAAGTCGAAAAAGATGACTTCTATTACTGGATGCAAACATCAAAAAATCCAGTCTACACACTTATTAATATGCACCAATTCGGCTACACCATCCAAAAAGAGAAGCTGTATACGGTTGAGATACCTAATCCGAATAGTGATTTAAAAATAATTTTAGTAAAGGTAAACAAGAAACTAAAATTAATTGAAGCATATGAAGATCAATTAGAGGAATACAAAAATATTAGAAACGTCACCGAATCCGAAATCCGCAAAGACTTTGACTGGGCATGGCAATTTAGAAAAGATGTGACGGAATGAAAAAAAAAACAATTTTTATATCAAAAAAATATGCAAATGACTTTAACAATGACAAATATAATTTGTCCTCTGGCTATTATTTTAGAAGTGGTGAAAAACATGATATTGCTATTGTTAAATATGGTGAAAAAGATTATTTAAAAAATACTGATTTAGCATATGTTGTATGCGATAAGATCGTTGACGCAGACTCTATAAGCTTCGTTTATCATGGTGAATATGAAACTTGGCATTTTAAACTATTAAACACAGAAGCAAATTAA